AGAACCTTTGACTGAAAGGATTGTCCATATTTTGATAATGTATCTACTTGTTCTTGCATTTAAGTGTTTTAGTAATTTGAATACAAATATACGAAATATATTTGTAATAACCTAATATTTTTTAAAATAATTTATGGATGATATCCGGTAGCCATGAATGAGCGGTTTTATCTCAATCTTCAATCACCCAATAAATTAATCTGTAATGATGTTACCAAATGTGGTTTTTAACCAATCATTGATATCACCGAAGTTTCCTATAACCTTGTACTTAAGGAGGATTTTCATAAAATCTAGTTTGTTTAGAGAGGGAACTGGTTCGTTAAATCTATCTAAAGTATTCATTTTAATAGTACCACTAATATCAACATCATCTAGTTGCATTAGTTCTCTATTTAATAAAATTTGGTTTTTAGAACCAAGAATATCCTTATATATTTTTATCTTACCCTTTGTCTCATCATATTTAGTTTCACAAAGTTGTAATAAATCATCTACTGATAACTTCTCTTCTTGTCCAATTTCAGGGAATCTCTTCAATACTGTTTTGATTCCACATCCATATACACCAGGAATGTTATCTGATTTATCTCCATCCAATACTCTATATAGTAAAAGGTTCTTTGATTCAATACCAAATTCTTCTTTTACCATTTTTTTATTATACATTTTCTTTTTGGTAGGTGACCAAACGATAGTTGTATCATCAATCAGTTGAAGGAAATCCTTATCTGTTGACATAATTACCGCTTGTTCATCTTCCTTGAGAAGTGTGGTAGAGATATAAGCCATTATATCATCTGCTTCTACCCCATCGTAAATCATAGTTGTTAGTGGTAACCCATCCAACATTTCATTTAACCAAACGAATTGTCTTTTCATAGATTCTCGTTCATCCTCATCGTTCATCATACCTTTATAAGCACGATTAACTCTAAGTTTGTTTGAATCTCTTTGAGCCTTATATCCACTAAACTTCTTCTTACGTGAAGCTGAACCACCCTTACCATCGAAAACTACAACAACACGAGTCGGTTGCGTTTGTCTTATTGCGTAACCTATTGATTTTAATACACCGGTAGCACCACCCACATGGTCTCCATCATCGTTCATAGTTGGTATTGATGACCAACATCTGATAAATGTGTTTAACCCATCTATGATAAGTACACGAGAGTTCTTGTGTTTATTTTCATTAGTGGTTCTATCGATTTCAACCGATTCTAAAATGTTCTTGTATAGTTTCTTCATTTATATAACTTCTTTTGTTGGTGGAAAATACTTTTCTATTGCTCCCAGCCTATCATCTGCATCTACTAACATAATGAGAGCTTCTTCTGCATTTTTGTAGAAATCTGCAGTAGAATGGTCTCCGATACCGACCGCTCTATTATCTAGTAATTCGAGAGATAAAAGTGCTTTAGCCTTATCGGCTTCAGCACTCTTTCTCAACATTGTAACTAATTTACTCATATTGATTTTTGTTTTTATTCATTCATACCAGCACCATGTGTATCTATTTCCATAGAGTCGATATCAAGAGTATAACCTTTATATTGTAAGATGGTTTCTTCACAAATCTTTTTATAAATTTGTTCTCTTAATTCTTCTTTATCTGCCATCATAAGGATAAAGTCTTTAGATTGGAATTTTATTTCCTCTCCACTTTCTGTATCAACATATGTATACCATGCTCCTGATTGTTTTACTAAGCTATTTTCTTTCATAACTTTTAACCACGATCCGTAGTTATCTATTCCTCTGTCAAAGAAGATTTCAAAATCAGCCGCCCTTAGAGGTGGTCCCATTCTGTTTTTTACTACTTGACAACGAACTTTCATTCCAACTGTCCTTTCTTGACCACCTTGTTTCATCTTGATTTGCCCCATATTCTTTAACCTCAATCTTACAGAAGCGTGAAAAGCAAGAGCTTTACCACCACTTGTAGTCCAAGGGTCTCCGAACATAGCGTTCATCTTTTGTCTAAGTTGGTTTGTGAACACCAATGAGATTTTCTGTCTACCAATCATATTGGTAATCTTTCTCATTGCTTTAGATATAATAATTGCTTTATCTGTAGCATATCCATCTTTTTTGTAATCAGAAGCCAACTCATTCGTTGTTGAAGCTGCTGCTACCGAATCTACTACAATAGTAACTAATTTATCCTTTGAAGTTTCCCTCACCTTCTCGATGATAGTTTCTGTGAAATCGAAGATTTGTTCAACCGAATCAGCAGATACATAAAGTAATTTAGAAACGTCTACACCGATTGCTTCTAAAAAATCTCTACTTACTGCAGTTTCTGTATCAATAAGAACAGCAACACCACCTTGCTTTTGTGTTTCCGCAAGGAGGTGGGCTGATACTAATGATTTTCCTGATTGTTCTAATCCTGTTATTTCAGTTATTCTACCGACAGGTAATCCACCATAAGGACGATTTGAAATTGCCACATCTAACATAGCACATCCAGTCGATATCCACCCATCTACATTTGTAGGAGCTTCATCTTCATTAAGGAAGAATGCTACTTTTTGGTCTTTGGATTGTTTGTTCAGTTCACCCGCTAGGATGTCTGCAAGATCCAGTTCTTTTGCTTTCTTTTTCGCCATTAAATTGGTTTTTATTTGTTAAACAAGTCATCAAATGCAGCTGCAACTTCATCAGTTTTCTGAGGTGCGTTGATTTCTGCTTTTGGTTCAGTTGGTTGTGTTGTAGGAGCTGATGGTTGTGATAATCCAGCTGAAGCAGGTTTTGTTTCACCTTCTGCATTTGGATTTAACCATCCTTCTAATACTGATTTTAATTCATCATAAGATAATTCTGAATATAAGTCAGTAATTTCAGTTTGTCCTTCCAATAAACCTTGAACTTTTGATTCATCTGCCGTGATTGGAGATGTACTTGGTTTAACTCTAATAGTAGTAGTTGGATAACTCGTACCAGCTTCATCAGCTGATTTATATTCGATTGTTAAATCTCTACCACTTAGTGGATCGGTGATATCACCATAATCTGGGTCAGCAATGTATCCAAGAATTTCTTGATATACGGTTTTACCAAATCCCCAAAAACGGATTCCTTCACCTTCTTCACCTCTTACAATAACAGGTACAAAAGTACGAAGTTTTGGCTCCATAGCTTTCGCTGCTTTCCAATCTTCTTTGTCACCCATTCGTTTTAGTTTATCCGCAAACTCTACAATAGGGTCTGGTCTACCATACGATTGTGGTGATAAATAAGTTTTGTTGTTAATGTTATAGTGAAAATACAATTCGATAAATGGATTATCCTTGTCGAATTGGTAAGGAGCGATTCTGACTGTATGTTTACCAGGTGTTGGTTTCCATAGGTTATCAGATTTCCTTTGCGTGTTTTGTAGTTTGTTCAGTCTACCTCTGATTGCGTTAATGTCTAAAGCCATCTTTTTAAATTTAATTGTTAATTATTAATTGTTTTAAGTTTAAGTTTTGAGTGCTAAACTAGTAACACTCGGTGTACGTATAAATATAAGATTTACCGATTTTCTTATATCTTTTTTATTAAAGTTATTAACATTACATCGTAAATTACGAGGTTCTCACCTCTCAATCATTTACTACGTAAAGATACGAAAAGTATTTGTAATAACCTAATTTTATTTTATTTATTTTGCCCACTTACCAGAAGAAACTAATTGTGCAATTATACCATAAACTGATAAATCTTGAAACGTATCTTCACATGATTCTCCGATGTTATCTTGTTTACCTAAAACTACTAATTGCTTCAACCTTTGAATTTTATCATTCATTCTAAACCAAAGACCTGTAAGAGATACTTTCTTTTCTTGTTCAGTTTCTAAATTAGAACCAACAGAAATATTATCTGGTCCGTAGTTGGATTGTTTTAAACAAAACAGTTCATATTGAGTGAACATTATTCTTTTGAATTCTGCTGTCATCTCAGGCCATTGTTGTTCCATTTCCATAACAATCTCTGGGTTATCATATGAGATAACTTGGTCATATTCAGGTTCTTTTTCAACTTTGGGTTTTACTACGATTGGATTAAAATTGTGATTTTTTGATTTTGTACTAAGTACTTTTTTTCCTGCCATTTATATTTTATTTAGGTTAAACTTTCATTTGTTATACAAATATACGAAAAGATTTTCATATATCCAAGTCTTTTTTAATTTATTTCTTTTTGAGTTCTAATTAATTGACCCATTTCGTTTAATAGTATACGTTCTGATTCTGAGTATCTACCTCTTCGGAGAACTTCCTTTATTAGTGCTACCCAAAACTCACTTTTATCATGCATTACATTTGCTAACCAATTCATCTGTTTTATGGTTAATGTATTTCTATATTCTTCCAGCATCTATTAGTTTTAGTTTATCGGTTCTGTTTAATTTCTTAATTTCATATTCTCGTTTCGATGAGGTTGACCTATCTGTATGAGATTCTGAATATACTAATTTAACAGGTCTTCTTGTTTTTGTATATTTTGCTCCTTTGTGAGAAGTATTGTGTTCGTTTACTCTTCGTTCTATATCTGTTGTGATTCCTGTATATAAGGTATTATCAGAACATTGAACTATATAACACTTCCATGTTGCTTCTTGAATCATATCTTGTTCAAAATAAATAGGATACTTTGATTTTATATAATCTCGGTGTTCCTTTGTATTAGCTCCTATTGAGTATTCATTATCCATTTGTAAATACACTTCCCAACCAAAACACTAATAGTAATACTATACTAACGGTGCACGATACTACTGTACTTACACCCACTATTAAAGCGAGATACATTTTCATTTCATCTTTACTTTTCATTCTTTGGTTTTTTTTCATCTATTGTAGTTATTAACTTCCATTGTTGAAATGGAGTTTCATCTAAACTTCCTTGGTATATCTGACCTGTTTCAATATCTTGTAAAATCCATTTCTCTGGACACTTAGTTGTTACTGATAAACTCATTGGTTCTTCTAACTCAACAACTTGCCTTCCATCTAATAATTTTCGTGTAGGAGTATCATCATCCAAATCCCATGCATAATAGAATCCAGTTTCTTCACTTCCTCCAACATCAAACTTTGGGCCCTTTTCTAATTCCTTTAATATAGATGGATTAGTTTTATTAATGTATTCAACTGTGGTTTGCATCATTATGCGTTTTGTACCACTTGATTGTTCATCACCTTCTTTAGTTATATTCATGTTATTGTATTTCTCCGCCATAGTGTTCTTCCCTTTCTCCAAATCTAATATCATACGATTCATCCTTATTAAGAATTCTCATATTTTTCAAGTCCTTTGATTTCATTCTCTTAGGTGTTGGTAATTTAGTTATCCTAAATCCATAATACCATAAGTCGATTCTGAAAAATGGTATATACATGTATAGCCCAAATCCTATACGAATCATTCTATTAGCTCTTTCTAATTTTATCTTTTCTACGAACATTATAAGTTTTTACCAGGATTAGTTATTTCTTTAATACCCACAACTCTTCTTTCCCATTTTGATGTAAGGGTGAAGTTTTGTAAAGCCTCATCAATAGTTTCTGATTGAACAGTTAACGTTTCTACGTCTGTTTCTACTTCTGATAGATATGTGATTGCAAATGTCTTCATTTTTATAATTCGAAGTTAGTTTGTAGTTCTTTGATTAATTTCTTAATCTGTTTCTTGTTAAGAGTAATATGAGTAAAGAACTCGTCTTGGGTTCTCATAGTCAATTGTACTTTCATACCTTCTACTCCTCCACTAAATCTTGTTAGTGATAATTCGGTTTTTTCCATTTCATTAGTTTTAGTACTATGAAACTGGCCTTTTAATGTTTTTAATTCTGTTGACATCTTTAATGTGTTTTATACTAAGTTATATTTTCTATATCCAGCAATCATTCCGTGAAGAGTACCGATGTGATACATAAGTAAATCCTTTGGTAACTTTCGAATAC